CCGCTTTCATGATCTGCGTCACACCTTCGCAACCCACGCCCTCACCAGCGGTGTGGACGCCAAAACCCTGTCCGGTATCCTGGGCCACACCAACGCCTCCTTCACGCTGGACACCTACACCCATGTCACATCGGATATGCAGAAGACAGCCTCTGGTATCCTTCATCTCTCAGCCCTCCAAAATTGTCCGAATCAGACCTTCGATGGTAGTCTGATGGCTTTTGAGTTCTTGCCCACCGTCGATCTCTGAGACAACGACAGTATCGGCACCCTCAATATCTTCATGCCCAACCAGGTTATAGGCCACGCTCTTGAATGCCACACCGATAGCATCTTTACGAGTTGCTGTAGTAAAACATCCGCCATCACCATAACGAATGTAGTTGACAGAATCGGTAATACCCAATTCCGTCCCGTCAATTTTGATAATCCGATACATTACTTGACCTCCTTTGCACCAATCAACTTGGCGATATGTTTCAGATCTTCGATTTCAGCATTATAGAAATCGTGGTTCCAAAGCCAGAAATCATCACGATCACTGCACTTGTACTGCTGGCAGCGAGGATCATCCCAAATCTTATCCCATCTGTCCTGATGTGCCTTATCATGCTTTGCAAGTGTAGACTTGATGGTTTGAATGAGTTTTCCACGCAGAAGCCCTTGTCCATCGTCGTTTTGCGCAAAGAACTCATATGCGCAATCACTGAACACGGCACATACCGGTTTCCCGTTGTGCAGCAAAACATTTCCACCCACTTCCAGCTTCGTGCCGTATGGGATATTTACTTCGCCGCTAATAGTCTTGAACTTTGCTCTTTTTACTGTGATATAGCTATTGTGGTTCACCGTGATATACCTCCAAATAAGAAAACACCCGAAGACTTGCTTCGAGTGTAATCTGTTAGTTATTTTTTACGCGGACTTCTTTAGTTGTTCTTGCTCTCTATACCGATTAAACATGGCATAGTGCAGCCGCCTCAACCGTAACAACCTGCCGTGATCGTCAAAATGCCTGTAGTACGCAGTCTGGCATTCCATATATTGATCTATCTCGAAAAGTGTTTTCCTGCCAGCAAGATATTCCCTATGGAACATTTTCAACTTACGCCTTGCACGCTTCACACCATCACGGCTACCATTGATCTTGATTGCTCCGGTTTCCGTCAATGTGAAACGAGCCTTACAAAACCTAAACGGCTTTGTAAGCGGAATGATTTTGCACTTTTTCTTATTCACCCTAATACCGAAAGACTCAAACTTTTTAACAATATCTCTTGCTATCTGTTTCAGTTCTTCAATATCATGGTAAATAACATAGTAGTCATCCATGTAGTGACCGGCACAGTGAAGACCAAGCTGGCATTTGATATAGTTGTCAATCGCACTTGGAAGAGACACCATCTCCTGCTGGCTCGGCTCCACGCCCAAAGGCATACCTCTACCAGGTGCATTGCCATAAGGCGCATAGTCAATAATCGCGTCTGCTACTGCCCGAATCTGCGGGTCAAACATTACTTGCTGATGCCGACGATAGATGATATCTCTGTTAGCATTCGGAAAGAAGCTCTTCAAGTCAAGAAGGAATATGCCCCCTTCTCTTCCATAGTGTCGGTAATGCCATGCAAGCTGTTGTGTTACCCTACGGAAATGCCAATGTAGTCCCTTACCTCTCTGACTGGCTCCGTTGTCGCAAATCATACCCGGATGATAAAGGGGAATGAGGACTTCATTTGTAAAAACCTTATGAATCTGCCGATCGTCGATGTGCGGGGCATCAATCGGTCGCACTTTTCCACGCTCAGAAATGGTGAAATGTGCGCACTTCTTTTGCTTCCACTTACCGTCCAAAACTTCACGCCGTCTCTTGGCTGTTCCAGAAAATAAGTGAAGCTCAAAGTTTTGCGTACTCTGTTTCCAACGGACACCCGTACAACATTTTCTCCCATAGAAGAACATATCGTGGTAATTGAAAACATCTTGAAGTGTACCGACTTCTTTGCTTCGTTTCAGTCTGTTTGCTTGTCGCTTTGATTTCCTGCGATGATATCTTGCCTCTCGGCGTTCTTCGCTTGTCATAAAAAGTATTCGCCCTCCGCATAGTTGTCTTGTAGGTGCGCATCTAAACTACTTTGACCCGACACATGAAACGAGGATAGCGCAAGTACCCCGCCATGCAAGCAGCGTCCGTGTAAGGTCGTCAAAGGGCAGTTTTAGGGATTTTCACCCAGGGAAGTATCTCTCCTTTTGCGAGGGTCGTCTTTCACCTATCGGTTACTCCATGTGACCCCGCATCGCAAAATCCGGGCGCGAGCGCAGCCGCATTCCTTGCATTGTTATTGTTGGCGCTGCCATCAGTGTTCACATTGCAGAAATTGTTATTGTTGTTGTAATAAGCAGAGCGGAGCCACCACCACGCCGCCAAAGGCGGCGAAAACACCAAGGACACGTTTTCAGAAATACACCCAATAAAGATTTAGCTCTTTTTGATTTGCCCTAACGATTTCAGAGTCCCTTTGATCAACTCATCTTCGTTGTCAATCATTTCCCCAAGACTTGCAGCCATTCTGTCTAACTTTTCCGTTGCCTCCTTCGGAGATACTGAATTTCCCTTAGAAGTTGTAAAACCTCCCTCGGGGTTCTGCATTATCACGAGATAGCAATGCGTAAGTCTGACATCCAGTGCTTTCAAAGAAGCACGTGCCTCTAACAAATGCGCCTTTCGCAATTCAATTCGTTGCGCGTCTGATGGGAAAATACTATTTGCTTTCTCAGCATGGTCTACGACCTCGCCAGCTAATTTGGCCACAGGTTCGGCCAAAAGTCTGGAATACCGTGCAGACATCCTTGTGAGAAAATTCAGCGTTTCTACATAGATTTGGTTAGCAGTATTGACATACTCAGCCTTACTCGTAGTCCGCCTTGCTTTCAATACAGACATTCTTTTACCTCTCTGGTGAATGGTCTTTTGCCCTATTCATCTGACTTAGTTTGATTAGCAGTAATCGTTCCCTCCGCTTTTTCGACTTCTTCCAGATGTTTCAAAAGCACAAACTCTATGTAGTTTGTCATGGAGCGATGCTGTTTTGTCGCCAGCGCACCAATCTTATCAAACACCTCATCAGATAGACGCAGCGTGAAAACACGTTTGTTTGATGCCATACTCAACCTCCCACTTACCTGCACATAAATATTTTAGTGCTATTTTCAGCTTTTGTATGCAGTATTTAGACTGTTAAGTGATAGCATTTTATAGGGCATTTTTCTAAAAATCGCGTCGGCGGCGCAAAGCGCCGCCTCAGCTTTTGTTTTTTTTGTCTCCGTATCTGTTACCTTATCTGTCCTATCGGGGAACCCGCCCATTTTCATGGGCGGGATATGGATTGGGATACTCTGCGGAGGATTAGACAGCAAAGCCGGGCGCGAGCGCAGCCGCATACCTTGCATAGTTAAGCAGAGCGGAGCCACCACCACGCCGTAGAGCCGGTAGCGTTGTGTCTATACATGACCCTGCTGTTACCGGAAGAGTAATAGGCGTACTGCTTCTGGTAGTTCTGCTCATACTGGTTAGCATAATAACGAGTGCCCTGTACCTCGAACTCAGCCAGCAGGAACAGATAATCGGTGAATGCCTTGACATTCGTAGCCACATTGGAGCTGTTGCCAACGGCATCGGCGTATTTGGTAACGCCCTTCATAACCGCTCTCAGGTCAGCAGGAAGCGCAGCCATCAGCGTATTCGCAACAGGGTTTGTAGCACAAGCGGCACTTGCGTTATAACCAACTCTGGATGTAGTTACAGTAGAACCGTAGCCAGAAGGAGGCACATCGGTACTACCCAAAACATCGTAACGCAGGTCACAACCAGCCCAGCCACCATAGTTATAGTTGCCCCAATGGTTCATATTGAAATACTTTGCACCATTGGTATAATAGTTATTGTAGCCACTGTCAATCAGGCCAATCAACTTACTGCTGATCTTACCGATCTGGAAGTGAATCCTGTTGATGCCCTCGACAGAGCTGTTGTGGTCAAAGCCCAAAATAAAAACATCAACAGACAGGTTGGAAAGAGAAAGCGTTCCAACTGTACCGTTGATGGTAATGGTCTTTGTTGCGCCGACTGACCAGTATGTGCTTGCCAAACCAGCTGCAGCGATCTTGCTGATATCTTCCCAAGAGCAGTCGTTCAATGCAGTTCCGACAGCAGGAAGGAACTCCGCAGACACCGCGACCGTCTTACTGCCAGGGGCAGTATGGTTTGTACCAGCGGCTACACTGATAGTGATTTTCGCCGTACCAGTCTTATCGTTCACGCTTTGGATAGTCACCACGTTCCCGCTGACAGAAACCGTAGCAACACTGGCGTCACTGGTTTGTGCGGAAATTGCGCCGTCGCCGGCACGGGTAACGATGACTGTTTTGCTTTTTGCTGAACTATTCAGAACTACGCTCGTCGCGCTCAGACTCAAAGAGCCTGCCGCTTTACCGATAGTCCAGCTTACCGTCTTAGCAGATGTGCTACCGTCAGACCAGCAATAATCGTCTTTGGGAGTAAAGGTGGCGTTATAGCTTCCAGCGTTAATGCCGCTTGTAACTCCACCCAATGTCATTTTGGAGCTATCATAGTTGCTCCATGACGGGCTTTGAGAATTGCCCGAATATGTCAGGCTACCACTCTGACTGGGAACCGTAGAGATCGCAAGCCGATTAGGTACGCCAGTAACACGATTGGCAGTGCCCGTGTTTACTGCTCCGTCTGTAGAAGTCGGGAAGAACGACACATAATAGGTCACTCCGTTTTGCAGGCCGGTAACAGTCAACGGGCTACTGACATACTGATTGCGGGTCGTTACCGCCAACCGATACGCCGCATCTGCATCGTCGGGATCAGTAGCATAACCGCCCGCCTTAACTACCACAGTAGTCTTCGCCCAAGTCGCCAGCGTTACACCGTCGTTCACCACGGTAGCCGAAGGATCATTCCATTTCAGTGCCAGCTTGCCATTACCAGCGGCAACAGCACTCATGCTGGACACATCGCCAACTGCCACAGGAGCGGGCGTCTTGCTGAACTCGTCGTCCGCACTATCCGTATAGGAACTCTGCGTAGTGTAGGGAAAGAACTTGTAGTAGTAGGTTACACCGTCTGTCAAGCCAGAATCGCAAAAGTATTCGTTCTGATACGCATTGCGAGTCTTGCTATCCAAAACTACCGTACCATCACGACGGCTTACGGGGGCACTACCTGCCTTACGCACCAGCAGAGTGCCGCCCCATGCTGCCAGTGTGGAGCCGGCCACAACCAGATCGTCAGGGTCAGTCCACTTCACATAAACCTTGCCGGCAGCGGCCAAGGTCTGAATATCTGTCACAGCGGCCAGGGTCAGACCGCCTGTTCCGCCTCCACCACCAGAGGGGAAATTGCCAAGAATAGGCATATTGAATCCTCCTTTTCTTTTATCCCAGGAGAGTGATTACCACAGGGATATCAATATCGGGCATTTCACCGTCTGCTGAGATAATGAGCTTGCCATCAGACTGCCCGGTTACGCAGAGTTTGGCATCTCGTGCCATCTCACGTTGCTCAAAAGTTGCGCTATGAGCGACCGAGATATTACCGTTTTGCGCAGCACCAAGATCAGTGACGGCCAGTTCTTGCGTAAACGGAGCATCTACCCCTGCCCATGAGCTGGCGATCAGCGTACATTCAATACTCACGCTCTTGCCGCCTTTCTCCGCCAAAATCTCATCAACCTTAATGAAGTTGGAGTTAGATGCACCGTTGATTGCTTCACGCCAGTCCTTAAATTTTGTCGAAGAATCGTCTTCCAGGATAAGCCCATAGTTCGTCGTTGTTTGGCTCACAGCTCATCCCTCCTTAACCGAACAGAATAACCGTGATCGGGATATCACACGTAGGTTTGTCTCCACCAATGGCGACAGTAAAGGAACCGTCCTGCTGCCCACAAACATAAAGGCTGGCGGTTTCTGCCGCCTCTCTTTCCTCCATGGACACACTCTGAGACAAGCCCACGATGCCGTTTTGATCTGCCGTCAGTCCAGAAATCTCAATATTTTGTTTATTGTCTGACCAAGACGCAACAGACAGCACCTTGTCAACCGACATACTTCCACCACCGGAACATTTGACCCATGAGCTGTTGTTATATCTCCAAAGAGCGCCAGATCCCTTCACGAAGTAGAACTTCTCGAACGGTGAGGTCAGCGCAAGACGTTGTGACTCTGTGTCCAGGACGATGATATCCGTCAACTGAACACGTGTTCCGTCAGAATCGTAAAAGATGTCACCTGAATCAGTTACGATAAGGAATTGTTTGTCCTTGATCGGAACCGTAGATGTATTCCGCGCTTTACTGGCAACCGTCTGGTTTACGTTGAATAGGGACAATTTGTACACCTCCTTTAATTGAAAAAGGAGGGGCGGCATCTAAGCCGCTCCCTCCTCGGTCAGTTTACCGGATTCCCTGATCAGAACGTACCGACAGTCAGAGCTGCAACAACAGCGTCCAGATTAGCCTTGTCGCCCTCAGCGATCTTGTCCAGCTCGGTCTTGTTGGCGTGCTCGTGAGCCTTTGCAGCCGCAGCATCCCACTTAGCCTTGTCGCCCTCAACGATCTTATCCAGTTCGGTCTTGTTGGCGTGGCTGTGCTTCTTGGCAACAGCGTCCTTCAGATCCTCGTTGGTCTGATCGTAGGTGTCGAGCAGAGCCTTGTTAGCGTGGGTGTGGGTATCCTTCTCCAGAGCAGCGATGCGGCCAATAGCAGCAGTCAGGTCAGCAGCCTTGGCATAGTCACCGATGTTCAGAGCGGCGATAGCGCCGTCAGTATACTCCTTGATGTAGGCAACCACGGTGTCGCTGACAGCTCCCTCGGGCAGAGTGCCAACCAGGTTCCGCAGGGCGGTGATAGCCTGATTCATCGCAGAGGCGTCATCGGGGTGAGACTGAATCCAAGCGGCGATCTCGGCCAGAGTATTCAGAGACTCCTTGGCGCTCTCGGGAATCAGCTGGGTAGCCAGCTCCTCATTGGCAATGGTACGGGCAGACTTACCGGCATCAGCACCAATCAGAGTGGTCAGCTTGCCATTGGCGGCGTCCAGATCGGTCTGTTCAGCCTTGCCGTTGATCTTGGCCTTCAGGGTAGCCTCCAGCTCGGTCTCGCTCACCTCGTTCTTCTTTGCCAGAGCGCCCAGACCATCAACAATGCCGGCAACCTCTGCGACCTTCGCATCGGTGTAGTCCTTCACAGCCTTGCTTGTAGGCACAGTGCTGTCATCAGCGTTCTCGCCGATAGCGGTAGCATAACCCTTGATCACAACAACCCAAGCGGAGCCATTGTAGACCTCGCCAACACCGGTATCGGTATTGACATAGATCACGCCCTCGGCAGGAGTGGCAGGCTTACCCTCAGCGCTGGTATAGAGACGGACGCCCTCACCGTACTTCTTGTCACCGAAATACAGCTCGCGGGTGTCGTCAGTCAGGTAGAAGCTAACCGGGTGTACTTCGGAAAATGTACGTGCGATACAGAGCAGCAGTACAAACATCACGATTACGACATACAACAACTATTCAGTTCAAGGATATACCATCCGAGAAATAGAGGACGGCTATGTGGTAACGGTGGAGGTGAATCCAAAATGACCATGGAAGAGGCTATCCAACAGTTGGATGGGGCCGAAATGATGCTCTTAAACCGCGAGTTCATTCAGTTCAATCAGGCTATCATTATGGCAATCTCAGCCCTCCGTACCCAACAGAAGCAGGAGAGCGAATGTACAAAGTGTAGCGGCATTATGTATCGTCAAACAGACAGTGGGAAAATCATCCCGGTTGGTCAACGGTGTGGTGCAAAAATTACACCTCCCTGCTACGTGCCGGATGGAGATGGATGTGCTTATCAAATCTATGGAGACAACAACGATGAGCCAATAGACCGTTGTAAATCTTGCCCATTGTGCCAAAGCGATAAGATCAGACATAAACAAGAGTCTGTACACAATGATCCTCTGGTGCTTGATGAGCTACGACAGATGCGCGGTGAACCTGTATGGTGTAAAGAGTTAGAATGCTACGGCATTGTGAAGATGGAGAAAGTCGGAAGTTGGGCGAACGAGCTATTTTTGGTTGGAACATGGCATAATGGCGATGCCGCCGTAAACTTTGAGTACGACATCAAATCACGCGGTCTTACGCTTTACCGGCATAAGCCGGAGGAGGGGACGGTATGAGCAAGCCCATGAGTGAGCAAATGCAGAAATTGGCAGCTCGATACGAAAAGGCGACTGGTAAGAAGTTCAATGCGAAAACGAATGCACAGAAAATCCGTTCCATGACAGACGAGGAGCTGGCGAAATTGTTTGAAGAACTTTGCTACGACAGCATGGCGCATCGTGCCAAATATTGGCTACACTGGCTCCAGCAGCCAGCGGAGGAGGAACCGAAATGAACTTTAAGCAGTTTATCCGGTGGAGATTGGTTTGCTTTGTTCAAACTCACATCAGGCATTGCCAGGAATGCCTTGGCAGTAATGGGCACTGCCAAGAGTGTAACGACTGGCACCATTTGTTCCGCAGAGACTGGCAACGGACATATTGGAGAAGGAAGTTCTGACCATGAGCAATAACGCGAACTGCATCACCTGTAGGCACAAAAAGGACTTCTTAGTTCCGTGCGATTGGTTGAAAAACCAAAGAGCAGTGATTATGCCGCCCTGCCCAAGATACGAATCCGAAGAGGAGGATACCGATGCCCGAATTAAACTTAAAGCCATTACCTTGCCCATTTTGCGGCAGCACAAAGCTGAAAGTCGATCAGAAAACAAGCAGTAATACGAGGTGGAACTCCGAAACACGGCGATGCGATAAACTGGTCGTCGTTACAGTTCGTTGTAACAAATGCCACACGAGAGGCCCGACAGTCTCTATGTACGCAGGGTGGTACGATCGACCTGCTCAGGTTTTGAATAATGCTGCTATCGAAGCCTGGAATCAGCGTATCGAAAAGGAAGTGGCTAACGATACCATTTGTTGTTGATAGCATAAAAAAAAGAGCGTAGGTGAAAACCCTACGCTCTTATAGCTTTAGATTTCTTCGCCATTATCATTTCTGAGAAATCTTCCTTCAAAATGACAGTCCAGTGCATTGGCGATCTCTGCTAATTCCTTTTCACTGAAATTATCACGTCTGAATTTACCACTAAGATTTTGAGAAGTACAGTTAAGCCGCGACGCTAATTCTTTCAAAGTCATGTTACGCTTGATAAGTGCGATTTTGATTTTCTCGGCCATTGCCATACTAACACCTCACAATCTTTGCTAAATCATTATAAATTGCTAAAGCACAAAAATCAATAGACAGTTTTCAAAGTAACCTATTAGCGATTTTATCGCTTGACTTTAGAAACCCCTCAAGATATTATGTAACTGTAGACTTACCATCGAAACAAAGGAGGATGATAAGTATGGCTGGCTTAAAACGAACAGACAACAAAGGCCGTATCTTAAAAGACGGCGAAACCCAAAGGAAAGACGGTACCTACCGTTTTACTTACACCGACGCAGATGGTGTTCGGCATGACGTATATAGCAAACGGCTGGTTCCAACTGACCGCCTCCCTCCGGGCTGCAAAGACGATCTCTGCCTTAGAGAAAAAGAACGAAAGATCAACCGCGATCTGGAAGACGGCATCAAGGCTGCGGTCGAAAACAAAGCTACGCTCAATGATCTGTTCGAGTTGTATATGGCAAACAAGCCCGAGCTGAAAGATACCACTCGTAGCAATTACCTTTATATGTACAACAAGTACGTGCGAAACGATATTGGCAAGAAAAAGATAGCCAGTATCAAATATTCAGATGTCAAGGCTTTCTATAACAAGCTCATCAAAGAGAAGGGATTCAAACCTAACTCTATGGAAATTATTCACACCATCATCCACCCCATATTTACTCTGGCCGTCCGTGATAATTACATCCGTATCAACCCGGCTACCGGAGCGATGGCGGAAATCAAAAAGAGCCACAACTGGGAGAAGCCAAAGCGTCACGCGCTGACCATCGCAGAGCAGACGGCATTTATTGACTATATGAGAAATCACAAAGTTTATAATCATTGGCTCCCCTTGTTCACTGTCTTGCTTGGTACTGGATGCCGTATCGGTGAAGCCATTGGTCTGCGCTGGGAAGACTGCGACTTTGACGAAGGAATCATCAGTATCAACCACAATATGGTCTACCGAAAGTATGAGGAAGACGAAAAGGCACGTTTCCATATCGTAACACCAAAAACAAGCGCCGGCGTCCGTATTGTGCCTATGTTGTCAGAGGTCAAAGCCGCTCTGCAAGCAGAATGGGAAACACAAAAGATAGTCGGGTTCAATGAGTCCGTTGTTGACGGGTATACTGGCTTCATCTTCCAAAACCGCTACGGCGATCCTCTCTCTCCTCATAGTGTCAACCGAGCTATTGACCGTATTTGTACCGCCTACATCGAAGATGAAACGGTGCTGGCCGATCAAGAGGGGCGAGATCCTGTATTGATTCGTCATTTTTCTGCTCATAATCTGCGTCATACTTTCTGTACGCGGTTTTGTGAGAACGAGCGAAATATTAAAGTCATTCAGGAAATCATGGGTCATGCTGATATTGAAACTACCATGAACATCTATGCCGAAGCTACAAAGGAAAAGAAGAAAGAATCTTTCTCCAACCTCGAAGGAAAAATCAAGATCTCTTGAGGAGGATTTCAATGGGAAAGCTGATAGATCTTACCGACCGCACATTCAATATGCTGACAGTTATAAAAAGGGTTGAGGACAGAAAACCAGGCCGTCCTATATGGTTGTGCCGGTGTGAGTGCGGCAATACCGTTGTCGTGTCCTCTACAAACCTGCTACGAACCAATGGTACAAAATCATGCGGCTGTCTTCGGCATACTCCCTCTCCCACCCTCATTGATTTGAGGGGCAAAACATTTGGCAAGTTGAAAGTAATAGAGAAAGACCCAGACTCAAAACCAGGTAAAACGAAATGGATTTGCGAATGCAAATGCGGAAATATCGTGTCTGTCCTCTCCGATAGTCTCCGCAATGGGAAAACCAGATCCTGCGGTTGCGCCCGATCTCAGATCAAGCATGACCTTACAAATCAGACGTTCGGTTTTCTTAACGTAATCGAGCCGGTAAAAAACGAGAGGATCAAAGGTAATGAAACTCGCTGGAAATGCCTCTGCCAGAATTGTGGACGCACCGTTGAGGTTAGCAGCTATTGGTTGAGGCATAGCGATCCCTATGGACACTGTAAATGTACCAGATTTAACAAACCTTTGTAAAAGCCATCTACAGCCCCTCTGAGCGCTTCAAATCTTAAAGGTGAAACTACCCTCGAACAATTTAATCGCCGCTCCTGCGTTGCCCAGCGGCTCCGCTGGCAAAAAAATAGGGAGTCAGCCCGTAGGCCAACCCCCTGGTAAAAGAACCAACATTCGATTAGTCGCAACTTTGTCAATATAGATACTTCACAAGATCATCAGAAAGAAAATCTTTGATAACCAATGGAGGCTTTTTATCTTTATCAGCGTATGTCATTGTAGAATACTTGTCCACAGAAGCATCCTTAGAAAAGATAAAATCAATGAACTCCGCGTCAGCGCTACTCTCAATCGCTTTATCCTTCACGCGCAATGTTCTGGGTAAAAACCAATCGTTTATCTTATTTCCTTCCAAATCAAGATTCTCAGACAAACCAATCGTAAAATCTAAATTGGTTACACCGATTTTGTAAGTAAGGGTGACAGTCTTCATATCTTTTACAACGCATACAACATTATTTGTCAGTGCGGGCAACATCGTCAAGCACGGAAGTTTTCTCTTCGCACCTCTGTATGTATGCTCCCTGTCATAGAAGATCTGACCAGCAGACAGCATTGAACTTTTTGCTTTGTCATAAAATTCTTGAGCACTGATAGAAGAATTTACGCCAGTCAAGTGCCTGAAGCGATCTGTCGGAAAAACTACTTCAAAGTAAGATTCTCCATACACATATAAGAAAACTCTACCAGCGAGTTTGTCCCGATACACTTCTGAGGCAGTTATGATTTGCTTGCGGATCTGTTCGTCCTTGATATTTTTTGTATCCATATCTCTGCCTCTTTCGACAAACATAATCATAGAAAAGGAGGAATAGCCAACGCTATTCCTCCTTAGCTGCTTGAGTAGAGAGTTTTCTGCTGGTTGTCAGCCGCGACGCCCAGTTAAAGCGTCTATTGGTGCGGAAATAATTAAGTCCCCCGCATGGACTACAGCAGTTAATTCCCGCTGCCGGACGCGACACCCAGTTAAGATGTCATTCGGCGTGGGTTTTTATCCTGTCCCACTCCCAGCACAACTTTTTACGGTGCTCTCACACCGGAAACATTACTGTTTCTATTATCATTATAGGCGGATTTCTCTGTTTTGTCAACAGGAAACTTCATCCACATAATGCGCCATTTTTTGGCCCCCACCGGGGTAAAACCGCGGTATGTTCGGCAAATGTGGTAAAGCTGTGGTAAAATGAAAATCGCTTCTCAAATACTACAACTTTTTGTTCTAAAAACAGGCATCTTTCCTTGTTTTTAGCCCATTTCAGAACATTTTTCAAGTATTACTCTCCGAGAGGCTTCATTGTCGGGACCCTTTTTGTGGTTCTTTCATACTCGACCAAGCTGGTGTTAATACTATTAAATTCTCCATATTCCAATTATCCCCCATACTTCATATTTTTGCTCTACTTTGAGTCACTTTGCGGGCAAATGATGTAAAATATGATGTAAATGATGTAGGGCGATAGTAGTATATGCAAGAGCATATTCATATACAAGAAATTATAACTTCTCTTATTTGCAATGTCAATCCACCTCAAAGTAACGCTGCCTTATCTTTTCCTGCTTCAGAACAAAAAAAAAGAACACACAACACTCTGTATGTTCTCTTTCTGTATGTGAAGTCCAATATTATACTTTGAAGTAGCTATCCAATCCTTTGAACTCTTCCGCTTTCATTTCTTTTGTAACATCAGCATAGATGTTCAGTGTAGTTGAAATATCTGAATGTCCGAGTGCATCTTGAATGACCTTTATATTTACTCCAGCTTCACACATTCT